CAATACATTTTTACCCTGTGCAATACAAGATGAGGCACAGTGACACATGAAGAGAGACTTACCGACACCTGTTCCTGCAAGTGCAACATTTAAAGTCTTGTTACTCAGACCACCTTCAGTGATCTTGTTGAAGTAGTCCAGATCAAACGGAAGTTTCTCTTCCTCTCGGTGATAGTAATCATATCGCAGTTCCGCATCAGCCACATAGTCGTGACCAACGTGATTGTCAAACCCGACACCCAAGGCATCGGACAAGATACTAGGCAGAGAGTCTACGGTGTGTCGTTTGTCTTGACCATCAATAATCTGAATAGACTGCATGATAGCATTGTATACAGCTTTGTCTTTGCAAAACTTTTCGGTTTGATCAACCAGCCAATCTTGATCACCCTCAACCTCATTTAAAGAGTTGATTAGTTCTTCCGATTTACCATAGAGTTCTTCGGTGACTTGCCGATTCTCTTGAAGAGATATCAGCAGGGCATTCTTGGACGGGGTTTGATTGTATTTCTGAAAGTGTTCTTGGATTGTGCCGAATACCAAACGAAACTCGGCATCAAGGAAATAGTCTTCCTTGAGAAACGCAATAGTTTTTCTAATATAGTCTTCACATAATATCAGATTCGATAATATTTGTTTCTCTAATCTCATCAATAAATTCTCTTTTCACAATTTCGACGCATGGTTCGCAGATGTATACTTCTCCACCACCATCAGTATTAAAACATATTGCTTGGTCTTTGTCAAGGTCTATTTGACCTTCACATCTATCACAATTCGCTGTACGCATTTTCAATGTCTTCCTCAGAAACTTCTTCTTGCATGATAGAGTCTGAAGAAATTAAGTATCTTTGAGTGATCCATTCAACAAAAGATTGGTCTTGGAGAATAGACAACCAGAATTCTTTTGTATATGTATCCTTAGTTCGATACTTCTTCGCATCTGCTTCGCCAGATTTCGCATACCATCCGTTTGAAGGTTTGACCACATGACCTGACTCAAGAGCCATATCAAGAAGACCAGACCACTTGCTAATCCCACCTTCCCACGATACTTCAATTGGTATCTTGGATTTTTCTCTAACGTAACGCGACTTTTCAACGTTAATGATGAAGTTGTATCCGACAACATCCTTTCCTTGTTTTTCTTGTTGTCTGCCAATAATGTAAATGTTATCGGCAGAATAGTAAATGCCAGTACCACCAGAAACAATATCTTTGGGGAACATGCCAATTTCTTTGTATGTGTGGTTTACAACCACGGCAGGAATATCTTTCAATGTCAAATGTGGTGTGACCATTCGGAACAGAGACTTCATCTGTTTGGCTCGAGTCATATCAGCAACAGACTTGCCGTCTATTGCGTCATCAACTTCTTTCTTGGATGCCAAGTTACCAACAGAATCTACTATGATCATGACCCGATCACCGCGTTCAAGGTTCTGTAGTTGCGACATTACATCGTGTTTGAGTTGTTCAATGTCAGTGATAGGCGAGTGAACAACTCGACCAGTGTCAATACCAAAACTATCAAAGTATCCTTGGGGGGCACCAAATTCTGAATCATAAAACAGGATTACTGCATCATCATATTTATCAAGATATGCTTTTGCAAGCAACATGGCAAATGCAGTCTTGAAATGTTTTGACGGCCCAGCGAAAACAGTTAGACCGGAACTCATACCGCCATCTAGTCTACCGGACAACGCAACATTCAATGCGGGTACGGTGGTTTGAATAAAATCTTTCTGATTGAAAAACTTTGAATCAGACAAAATCTCTGACTCTTTAATTGTAGTATTCTTTCTTAACTTATCTAAGACACTCATGCAAATAATCCCTCTAGTGTAGCAACTGGTTTCGTATTCCAATCCAAACTTTCAACAATCGTATTTAACGGATCAATAAAAGCCTTTTGAAATTGTGTATCATAATCAATGTATCGGTGCAAGTCGAACTCCTTTGGCATGAGTCCGTTCATTGCGACAGTGTTTTCTCTGACATGGTTTGGTTCCTTCAGATAGATAAACTTGATCTTGTCACCATCTTGGATGATCTGATACTTGTTCTCTAGTTTCTGAGTCCTGACCAAATGATTGTACACCAAAGCACCTCTAACGTGCATGGGAGTCCCCTTGGTGTACACCGTTTCTCTTGACCGATATCTATCAATGTTATTACATCCACGCGGGAAGGCAATATCTTCTGGAGGCAAGTCCTTGAACTTCTCCCACGTTTCCTGTACATAATCTTGTAAGTCTTTTTCATCTCTGGCCAGACACAAAGCAACTGCCTCCTTCAACCAAACACGAACAGGAGCTGGAGTAGAGGATCGAACAATCTCCAGACCCATCACCTTGAGTTTGGGTTCCTTGTATCGAACACCTTCGTTGTCCCAGACATTCATGGCATATCGTTTCTTCGCAACCCAAATGCCAGTATCAGCGATACCCTCGCGTTTGAACACAATCTTTTTGTCAAACACATTCATGTAATCGCCAAGTTCTTGCATCCGGCCATTGATAATTGGTTCAAGTTTCTGATCAACAAACTTGTCAAGGATGTCAATGATCTCATCGAATGGTTTGTCCTTCAGATGTTTCTCCACCATTGTATCCAGTGTCAGATAACAGGAGTCGGTGTCAGTATAGAAAGAATACACCTCATCTTCTGTGTCAAGAAACTTGTTCATAAATTCATCAATCACCTTCGCAGTGTCACGAATGATCAACTGACCCGTCAGAGTGATTGACTCCGCGATGCGTTCATCAAAGTATCGGAACCACTTGTTACCGATTGCACCAAACAAAGAGTTCAACTGAATCTTTCGTGCCATCTGGAAGTTGTGATACTTGGCAATATCATTTTTGAGTTTGGGATTCTTTGTGTCCTCATACTCTTGTTCTGCCTGTTTCATCAGTTTCTTGTACCGTTGACGGTCATCAAAGAACTTCTGAGTAATCTCTGCCATGAAACCCTGTCTGTCTTTACGATAGAGATATCCATTCGCAGCCATAGACAAGTCGGAGTCACCCAACTTCAATTGATGGCGGCGTTCAAGAATACTCTCGACACTACAATCAATCGGTTTGTGATTCTCTGCCAACATCTCGGGTGACAGATTGTGTTGCATGATGATTGATGGATACAGTGACGTTGCATCTACAGAGACAACCCACTTGTACTTACCTGTTTTTGGTTCTTGGACATACCCGCCTGGAAATCCTTTGGAGAAGTGTTCTTTCTTCTGCGGGATCATGATACCCTTGTCCAGCAGATGATTGTACAATAGACAGTCCCATGTACGCACTGAAGAAAAAATATCATTGTAGTTACACTTGCAGTCATATGCCATCGTAATGATCAACTCAAGGAACTTCATCTTGTCATCAAGTTCGTCCACGAGTTTGGTATCAATGATGTTGTAGTCGATGAACCTGTTCCAATCATTCTCATAGAACTCGCGGAAAGTTTCAAAACCAGACTCAAGTTTGTTCTTACCAAGTTCAACTTCGGCAATGTAGTCTAGTCGATAAGATTCTTGGAATGTGTATGTGAACTTTTTGTACAAGTCCATGTAATCCAGTTGGATGATACCCTTGATATCAACCTTCATGATTTCTCTGTTGTGGCCCTTGACCATCCTCTTACGAGTCATGTTATAAGGACTGAGACTGTTCTTGGCATCACCACCGAATACACGATCAATCCGACTGATCAGATACGGCATGTCAAATTGTTCCATGTTCCAACCAGTGACCACATCGGGATAGTCACTAGCCCACCACTTCATGAATTGTTGGAGCAGATCATATTCATCACTGCAATAGTGATAGTTGACCGGCAAATCTTTGACTTCATCGGAGACACACTTCCACTCACCAGAACCCCAAGTGTTGATTTCTTTGGTGGCATTGTTGATCACAGATATCAACAAAACTTCTTCGATTGGATTCTCGACATCAGGGAAGCCATGTCCGGCAGTTGTCTCAATATCAATTGAGAGTATGTTCATCTGACTCATGTCAAACGAAACATCATTTGGATACATGGAAGAAAGATACTGATAGGTCAGATCGGTTTGACCATAGATGGGATAGTTCTCTACCTTAGAATAATTATCCAAGAATTCTTTACAGTCACCGTTGTCGCCGAACTGAATCGGTTTCAAACTTTGACCGTCGATAGATTTGTACTCAGTAGTTTCTGAGGACTTGACATATAGGGTAGGGGTGAATGGGTGACGTTCCGTAAAACGTTTCCCGTTCCTCACCCCTCTCACTAATATAGAATTACCGTATTGCCAGGCGTAAGTGTAGAAGTTCGACATTAACCATAACCAAAATCATCAATAAAAATACATCTTATCACAAACAGGATACGTTTGTCAACCCTCAAAATTAGGTTTTCGTTGCGTCTCTGTATTGTTTGAATGAGTAAACTTACTCATGTATTCTGACTTGATGTCCGGTTTTGGTTCAAAGACATAATTGAGTTCACCATAAGGAACGAACAGAGTTCCCTCACTAGACGGTGACGCGGGCACGAATACAATCTTGTACGTTGCACCACTCTCTGATGTCTCGTCTTGTTTATAATGAATCTCAGCGGGGTTCTCAATGATCCATCGGTTACCCTTACTATCGTCAGTAAGGAAACAAATCATATCAGATGGGTTTCCGTTGATGTGGATACCCAAACACCGAGACTGTTTATCCTGCCAATCATCCTGCGGGATTTCAATCTCAGCACCGCTCATTCCTTCATTCACTTCTTCACTCATAATTTTCTCCAGTTTTATACAATCGCAGCAAGACTATAAGCCATTGTTCCGCACACTACTAATGATAATATGTATATTCCGAATGTGTTGAACTTTCTAAATACTTCAGGCTCTGTCTTCATTACTCTCCTTCTTGTAGGAATTGGGGTTTACTTTTGTTTACCACGATTTCTTTGGATTTCATTTCTTCGGGAACTACTTTCTCCAGTGAGATGTAGAGCATACCATCATCAAAGTCTGCGCCTAAAACTTTTACGTCTTCCGTAAGAGCGAAAGTCCGTGTGAAGTTTCTAGCGCCGATACCTTTGTGAAGATATTCCTTTTTATCTTCCCCACGATCTTGAACACCTTGGACAACCAGTTTGTTACCTTGCGGAACAACATGAATGTTGAATTCATCTGATCGAAAGCCTGCGCCTGCGATCTCAATAATATAGTGTTCATCATCTTGTTTGATGATATTGTAGGGTGGATAGTTGTTTGCGATTTCACTGACTGTGTTAAGATTGTCGAACATCGAATCGAATCCAATTGTGAATGGACGATAGTGTTCTACGAATTTATCAATATCAGCTACACCAAATCTGCGTGTGACCATGTTAGTCTCCTTTTCAGCGAGTTATGTTTAAAAATCATGTGTTCCTTTCGGCAACACACTACTATATATAACACTTCCTACCCCAAATGTCAAGGGGTAGGAAATGTTTTTTTTCTATGACACATATGTGTTTTGATTATAATGCAAGTCCAGTGGTGCGATCAAACAATCCGCTTACCTGTTCTGCGTTTCTATCCCAAACACAATTTACTACTCGGATTTTACCGTTGATAGAAGTGCGATATTTTGCGATAGCGCCTCCCTTTTTACTTCTTATACCATTGAGGGTGACTCTCCCACTACGGTTTTCAATTTGTTTTACGGATGATTTGCAGGCTGTATGCACTTTTTGTTTTTCTGAGGAAGCAAGAGATGTAGCGGGTATTGCAATAACAAGGGATACCAAGGCACAGAGTGCCAATTTTTTGTTCATCGTTTTTCCTTAGTTGAAGTTTATTTTTTTCTGCCAATATTATACTTGGTAACCAGAGTCCAATCGTTCTTTTCCTTGAACGGCAAAATTTTGATCTGACTCATTGGTGCCAAGCTTTCTTCTGTGATTGGCTTACACAGTTCGATGAGGCCCCAATCACACAAAAGTTTGGCGATTGAATTCCTTCTCATCAAATCGTTTTCGCTCAAGTCAGCTGACTTACCATCAAGAGCAAAGAGCTCTTTGAAATGGGTGATGAAATACCTACCCTGTTTATGTAGGATATGGCAGGACTGATAGAGCACTTTCTCTTTCTTGGATGCAACACCTATTCGGGATAGGGTCTCTCTTACTTTCAAAAAGTCATCATCGCTTTTTAGTTTTATTTCCACGGGAATATAATTTGGGAAATCAATGTCGAAAAAATCTTCACTCATTTTATTAGTACCTTCAACATATTAAAATTTAAATATCGTTGAAAGTATTTATAAAATGTTAGCCTTTGCCGCCCTTATTGAGACGTTTACGCATCAAGAACAGGTCATCATCACTAAGAATTCTCAATGCTTCAAGTGCCTTGGTCTTACTATATCCAAAGTATTGTTGCACCAGTTCCATGTTTTCTTCTTGTTCTGGTTTCAACCACTTGTTGAACCTCTTCTTCTTGCGAATGATACTCTTCAGAAAATCATATTGCAACTTGTGATCAATATGAGGCCGTGCGTTCATCTCATTTGCAGCAGTCACGGTGTCACTGCCGTAAGACAAGTGTTTGTTTACGATGTAAGGACTGTATTGTTTCTCAGACCAATCATCAACCATGATATTTTCTTTTGAGTGACAGATGCTATTGGCAAAGTCAAAGGGACTGATTGCCTTCTTCTTGACCACATACTCATTCGCGTCAAAAGTTTTTTTGGGTTCACCCAATCCTTCAAGCATCAAACAATTCCTTTAGGTTCAATCCATTCTTCTTTGCGATGTGTTTCGCGTTCCGATACCAGAAACTCCGGAACTGTGGATTAATTGTTCTACGGTAGGCTTCTAAACATAGCCTAATTCTTTTCTTCGCTTTATCTTGCATATCAAATCCTGTTTCACTATCAGCGATGTCTCTCATACTTGAATTGTTCATAATCAAATGCAATCCTATGTAATACTCGGTTAGACATATTATCAAACTCATGACGTTTGTGAATTGTCAACCACTGTTCACTGATAACTACGTCACCATCTTTCCAGTGATGATCGTATCGGTATTTATCTTGTTGAACGTGTTCTATCAACCAATCCATAGTCTGTTTGAAGTCATGTTCTTTGTACCCTACCATTCCGAATATCTGTAGGAATGGAAAGTATAGTCCGGTTTTGCCACCATCATTTGTATGAACTAGTTTGAACGGTCTATCCGTAGCATGATGTTCTACAAAGAATTCACTGTCAGAGTAGGAACCAGACTTGTATCCCAAGGTAATCTCTACTTCTTTCAATTCTGTTTTGATAATTTGTGGCAAATCCCTGTACGCCGCTTGCATGTCAATCCAACTGGTGCAACTACCTTCAGTGCCCTTGACACCATACAACCAAATTAGGGGCGCACGATCATAACTGCTTGCCTGATTGGCATGCCAATCCAGTGCAGAAGTATGACCAAACAATCCAGGCTCACCGTGATTATTTTTCTCACCAGTTACCCGAATGATATGATCATTGACCGCGATGTGTTCGCCCCTCTCGCCAGGCTCGTTCTGTAATCGTTGGCAGTTACCAATCAACTGGCAGAATTGAACCTCTTCATCGGGGGACAAATCTTGATTGGGAAAAACAACTACACCATCATCCAGAAGCATTTCTGTGATATCAAATGCAGTTTCTTTATCTGCGGTCTTTAGATTTACATTACTTAATATCAAGGTTCGCCATCACATCTACTAAACAAGCAGTCAAATTAATTTCCTGATCAGCAACAAACGCAGACTTGTATTGATAGTCTGCAACCAACAACACGAGATGAGCTGGGTTACTAACCTTGTCCATGAGACTGTCATAGATTTTGCGATACAAACCTTGAGGATCAGTGTCAGCATTGTTTGCCACCCACTGTCGCATCTTCTTGAAGTCCTTGTCTTTGAGACTGTCAATCAG